TAGCTCTCATCAAGTCCTACTGTCTCATGCTCTGCACTACCGGTGTTCAACCGGTTTGGGCCGAGGGGATAATCCTGTGAAGGAACTCCCTGAGGTTTCCGCCTATAAGAGCGGGATGCACTCGCACAAAGTCAGTACTTGCGTGGTTGATTCCACGTCCTGGTGATGAGAATACTGAAATCAATCAGTGTTCCTCTCATGCCCTCTGTTAGGACAGCAGAAGAGGTGTGACGCGTGCTGGCCGTGTTGGCCAGTTGTTCAGTGGGGTGGTACCCCACTATGGGGCGAATGCTCCTAAAGGAGCCTTATGCCTCATGATGCCGTGAACGTTGACGACCTGCGCTTAATGGACTCGCATACACATGCAGTTCATACGGTGGGTTACGACCCGGGGTGGTACTCTGTACCTAACCAGGTGTTACTCTTTCGTAGTTATCTGAAGATGCCTGCGAGTGTGAACAATCCGAAGAGGGACGATGGCACGCGTGCCCCGTCTCCGTACTGGATAAAGCGCATTCTCATACAGGCACGCCCCTACCAACTTTCCCAGCAAAATCCGGGGGTTGGGCTGTTTTGGGGTTACTATATGAAGGAGTCTACGGCAGCGTACGTACTCCCAGCCGAAATGTACGTCGATCCACAGACGTGCTTAGACTGGGCTCTTGCGGGACCGCTGTTTCGTACAAACGTCGATGCTCTCGCTCGTACGAAGTTCTTGAACAACCTGGCCAACCGGTCAGGCAAGGATCAAGTCGAGCTTGGTGTCGCTGCCGGCGAAATTCGTGAGACCATCGGTCTTGTGAATGAGCTTGGTCAAGCAACCCTGTCAGCAATTAGTTCTACTGCCAGACAGGTTGGCCGAGCACCGGGCACTATCGCGAAGGCCCTCTACCACCTTAAACAGGCGGGTCCGAGGGAGATAGCAAACCGTTTCTTCAACGGCGACACGCAGATCCTTGAGAAAGTGATCCAAGCGTGGTTAGTGTATCAGTTGGGACTCAAACCCCTCGCCAAGGATGTATATGACAGCGAGGTGTACTTGCGCAGTCAGGTGGACCAAGACTACTATCACTTAGATGTGACGGTACGTGGAGGGGCATCGGATGAAAATGACGTGACGCTTTCCCATAACACATGGGGGGTGAACCAGGGGACGTATTACATCTCTGGCGTGTACCGGCAGTCTTGCGGTATACATTACGCCTGTAAGTACAGGATTCCAACGCAAGCAAACATGTCACAACAACTCGGGATTAACAACCCCGCGTATGTGGCGTGGAATCTGGCGAGACTAACATGGGTGATAGATAAGGTCGTCGACATCGGCGGCTGGCTGCATTCATTCATGGCAGCTCAAGGGACCTCTTTCATCGAGGGAACGAAGAGCGAGATCCGCCGCACCAGTTTGCTGCTCCTGGTTGATGAAAGCGAAGACCACCTCGGGTGGGGGGCACTCTCAGGGCTAAACCCCTTGAATCCTCCACTCGTACAGGTTGAGCACTTTAATCGGGATGTATTGAATGTGGGTGTAATGCCCTCCTTCATGCCTGGTGTTAAGAACAAAATGGGACTTGTGCAGCTCGCAAGTACTGTCGCAGCGCTGACAACCTTGTCGGCGTCACGGGTCAAATGGCCCAACCCTGGAATCATCTAGATTCTATCTAAAGGACACCAAGAATGTCTACCATCGTGCTTGACTCGCTGAACTACGTTGGCGAGGGCCTCTTGAACGGCATCAGCCGGTTTGTCGAACGCTCTGCTGGCGTGGCGCGGTTCTTCCGCGTCCTCACCAACAGCGTGAACTACAACAAGACGTCCGAAAGGACGAACGTGAAGTGGAAGTTGGTACTTCCCTTCCCGTCGGCCACCCCGGAAGAGTGTCCCTGTGACGGAACAATCCCGTACGCGGATACGATCGTGAACATCGACATTCGTGTTGATGGTCGCGCTCCCGTGGCATACCGCGAAGACATCGTGGATGCGATCCAGAGTCTCGTTGCGACGGCCCAGTTCACCGGGTCGATCGAAGCGCTCACTCCAGGCACCTGACCTCTGTCCTAGACAAGTCACACCACAAGGATCAAAAACCATGAAGTCGGTGAAAACCTCAGGTTTCACAAGAGGCACGCGCAGCCCTTACCGGACAAAGTCCGGGAGCTGCAAGGACCAGGCAGGCCACCCGGCCCGTCCTCCCTTTGTGCCACTCTCGCGGTCAAAGCGGAAAGTATCCCGCTTGCATCAGGCAATTCAGTCTGCATTTCCAATGCATGACTTGCGTGCCCTTTCAAGTTCGACTATGGATGAATATCTCCGAGTTGCGCTTGGTTCCTCTGATAGTAGGACCATGAAGGATAACTACCTTCTGGCCTCTGTGTTCAAGAGGTATCAATCCGTTGACACCGATAATGTGGAGGCGAGAGTCTCTGCTGCCATCGATAAGTTGATGGAGAGTGAGGTCAGATGTGCAGAAACGAACCGGGTCTTCGCGGGCGGTCTTGACAGATCGAACGCGCGGATTCCGATGAGTTACCTGCCGCTGCTTGCACGGGCGAGGAAGCATGTGTCCCGTATACTCGGCCGGTTTCGACTGGACGAGTTGCCTACAGCATGTAACTTCACACCTGGTGCGACGACGGAGTTTACCCGGAAATCAGGGCAGCTCCATAACAAGTGGTCCAAAGCGACACACTGTACGTCGCGAGCTCGGCCTTACGTTGAGGCATTCATGCGCTGGTCCAGAATACCGGATCTCCGGCGTGATTTACTGATCAATGAATGCAACACCGTATTCACTGTACCAAAGAACTTCGATCGTGATCGGACGGCTTGTAAGCCGGTGACGTGGAATGGGTTCCTCCAATTGGGACTCGGCACCATGTTGCGACGCCGATTAAGGAAAGAAGGGCTGCTGCAGCCGGACGCCCAGGAGTATCATGGGGTCTTGGCTAAAGTTGCTTCAATTGTCCCAGGTCTTGTGACCCGAGATCTGGCGTCTGCCAGCGACTGTGTCGCTGTTGGATTGCTTGAAGCGCTGCTACCCAAAGAGTGGTTCGATGTTATTATGGACCTCCGTGAGCCGATCGGTATCCTTCCAGACGGTTCGACTGTCTGGTGGGAGAAGGTTAGCTCTATGGGAAACGGTTTCACTTTCGAATTGGAGACCTTGGTCTTCTACGCGTTAGTGAAGGCTTGTTGTAGCAGGGAGAGCCTGGTTAGCGTTTACGGGGATGACATCCTGTTCCCGTCACCGCACACGGATCGTGTGGATGAGCTCCTGAGCTTCTGCGGGTTTGAAATAAACCTGTCTAAGAGCTTTGGTCCTCCTTCGCTGTTTCGTGAGTCATGCGGTGGTCACTATTTCGGTGGTGACAATGTGAAACCATTCTACATAACACGCCTACCTGCGACCATTGGGCAGATCATAAATTTGCACAATGACGTAGTTCGGTGGGTGGGTGACCGCCCCCGACCCGATCACTTCCTCTTTGATATCTGGCGGCTCTGCCGTGAGATAGTTCCAAGGGAGTATTGGGGCCCCGCTCCGCACCAAGGTGTTCTATGGGCGGAATGGGATGAGGCACGACCTAATTACCATGCAGATTATCAAGCATGGGAGGTGGGTTGTATCAGCTTTGTACCGAGGTCCGAAGACCTTGGGGAGTTGCAATGTTCCGTCAATGACGACGACGGTCCTAACGTGTTTCCGGATGAAATTCTGGGCGCGTACCTCCAAAAGTTGTGGTGTTGTGATCCTCTGCCGTGGGAGTCAACGGAGACGTCTATCTATCGGTCTATGACTGATAGGGAAGTCCGAGTTTGGTCTTACTTCGACAGAACGCAGTGGAATAGGCTAACGGCGGAAACGCTTTGCACGTAGCCGTACACACTTAGGGCCATTTCCCTTGGCCCGGATACCTG